TTTTAAATTAGTCTGCATATTATTTATTTTAACGATTAAAAAAACGTGTGATTAAAACGCCAAGGTTTACGCCTGTTATGCGTTTAATATTTTCCGAAATAGAATAAAGCTCCACCGTTGCAATTAAGAACGCCGCCATGTACGTAATGTTGAATGGAAGGCTAAACGTATTCCTTGCACCCTCGAATATCAGGATGCCACAAAAATATACTACTATCTTTTCCATTGTACGATAAAGGCCTTTGCTATTTATCTTCTGTTGCTCCTTCTTTGCCGCAAGGATTCCCGTCGCCATGTCCGCAAAAACAACGAAAATTGTAAAAATCAAGAATCCTTTAATCGGTATGAAAAATGAAAATATCCAGCCGCAACAAATAGCGTATGTTATCTTCTCCCATCCAAGATGCAAAAAGTTTATTAAGGTTGCTTTCATTTAGTTGGTTTTAACTGCCTCAAAATTATTTTACCATCCTGTGAAATATACCTATTTTTTGCCTCCTCCCAATATAAATCAACAAATTGACCTAACACTGGATAACTAATTAATCTTATGGCAAACTTTGAAAATACAATAGCATTTTTTGGCGTTGAACCTTCGACAATGTACCTGAATGCACTTGTATTTTTATTGTAATTAAAGTCAACGGCTAACGTTGTTCCAAGTGACGTTATTTGCCATTTGTTATCTGTGTAAAATGCCTCATTGTTTTTTAAAATGGTATCCAATGGATTTTTGCCTGTTAATTCTTGAATGTTATTATTCTCTCTTATGGCTGCCGTTGTTTTCCTTCCGAAGTCATAATAAGCAATTACCTTGTCAGCAAAGTTATTTGCATTGTTTTCAAAACTTGTCATAGCACCATTATATAGTTGACTTGTATCACCAATGATGGAAGCCTTTTCGTAATACCCACCGTCTGTATAATCGGCACGGTAAACAAGGTAATAAGCATTGTCAATGATTTTAACATACGATGTGTCAAAAGTTATTGATTGCGCGTTAAGCTGAGATATACAAAGCAATAAAAACAAAATCTTTTTCATGTTTATTTTTTTTAGTTTATTTAATTGCAAGCCAAAATATTTTAACGCTTTTACTTGAAGCTTCTGTACCATCGTAATTCCATGCTTGCACGGAAAAGGTTGTACTATTTTTTGCATAAACTTCAAATATTATTTTTTCTGCTCCAGCTAAACCAGCCGAAGTTACCAATACACTTGTTGGCGTTACTCCAAGTCCATGCGTCACGGTAAATGTTGCTGATGGTGTTCCCGTGGTTGCAGTTGTTTCTCCCCGTGTCATTAATCCCGTTTGTGCCACTGTTGTAACATTGCCCACAACGTTACTCCCGTCTTTTCCAAGTAAACTTGTCGGCGTTGCCGTTACTGTGTTTATCCTTACCTCCCCATTCACATCAAGTGTCTTTGTAGGTGACGCGTAACCAATGCCTACCTTGCTTGTTGACGCATCCACGAAAAGCATGTGTGCGTTTGCTTCACTTTCCACACGGAAGTCGGAATCAGTTGCGGCTTCATTGAACACGGCTGAGGAGTTGACGGTTAAAGGTGCGGATAAAGTCGTTGCGCCTGTTACGCCGAGCGTGCCGTTTACGTCAAGTAAATAACTTGGTGCTGTTGTTCCTATTCCAACTTTACCATCAAATTTTATTCTCATCTTTTCTAAAACACCGCTAACACTTGATTTAGTCGAGAAAGTTAAATCGGTAGATGGATTTGAAGCACCGCCAGCCCTTATTCCATAAATTTGCGCTAAACCTGGTCCACCAGGAATTGCTCCGCTATTTTCACCTATAAGAAATTGTAATCCTCCGTAAATATTATTTGTACTTTGAGTATTATTATATATTGTAAAAGCATTATTATCTGTTGCACTTGTAGAATAATTAGAAGTATTGGTAAAAGAAGAAGTTATTAAACCACTCGTAGTTCCACCTGCCAAAGGTAAATAAGTCGATGCCGCCACGCCCGTGCGCAAGTAATTTGTCAGCATGGAAGCCGTGTCACTTACTAAAAGTGTTGCCGTTGTATCGCGCCATAAACCACCTTTATAATACAATGATGAATTTTCAATAGGTGATGTAATTCGGACATCGTGAAGCTCATTCAATTTATAACCCGATGCCACGCGTATAGCTATTGTTCCATTGTTCACATGGCTATTAATACAAAAGCCAATAGGCATATCAATGTTAGGCGCAATCGGTTCAACGTCTGTCCAGACACCTGCAACCGTTGGCGAAGGGTAAAGGATTGCACCAGCCGCAAAGGTATCAGTATTAACCTGCCTTATTTTGCCAAATGAAATAACGTAGCCATCTTCGCCGTTGCTTAAATCGTGTGCCGTTATTCCTAATAAATACTTTGTATCTATTGAGCCGTTGGCGATGAATTTCGCAACGGTTATTCTTCCACTCGAACCAACCGTGCCATTGGCGTAAACAAGGCTACCTTTGGTAATGGTTGCGCCTGTTTGATTCTTAACCAACCAAAAGTTTTTGAATCCAAGTTCATTGGGAACATTGTCATTTAATCCAAGTACCACTGTTGCCAAATCGGAATCCCAACGCATTTTTGCAGTATCGACATTGTTTGTCGGAACATTGACATTGAAAAACAATGAATCCACGGGCTGAGTGAAAGCAGCCGCGCCACCGCCAACCAAGTTCCAAACGTTTGAAGTAAAATCAAATGAATAAAATTTTAAATTAACGGTATCAAGAATCACCCATGCGTTTTGATTGTTTATCGGTTGAATGGAAGCCGTGTCTGACAATGCACCACGCCAAACAAGCCCGTCGCCAGTCGTCTGGAAACCAAGGCGTTGTTTGTTTCCAGTGTTTGGGTATTGGGCAAAAAGGCTGAGGGAAGCAAATAAAAAAAGAATTGAAGGCAAAGTTTTTTTACCTCCAATCTTTCGAATTATACTACTCCCCAGTTTAAGCAATACTTGTTCCACCAATATTTCACCCACGCGCCCCAATGTTTTTAAAAAACGTCTTTCTTTCTTTGGTTTTATTTCACTCATAGTACTATTCCCATTGTATTATAAATATCAAATATTTCTTCGTCCTCGTCGCAAGTTGCTATAGGACAACCCACGGCGCTGGGAATGAATCCAATTAAATTAGTTGCGCAAGTACACAAATAATCTTTGATTCTTTTTTTCTTTACCTCCAACCTTTGAAGCAAAGTATCTTGATAAAACTTTAAACCTTCAACGCCCACGTTTTGCCCGTATTCATTGTCAAGTGTATAAAGTCCATTTGTTCCAAGTTGCATCACCATGTAAGGCGCAGCCTCGTATAAAACCGCGTTGGCACAAAAGGATTTTAATTGGTCATTCCATAACGCTTGATAAGAAGTACTTGTAAACGCCGTGGAGCTTCCTTTGTCCGCAACAAGGGCATCGTAAAACGTTAAGCCAACGGCTGGAATAATCCAACGGTATTCCGCGTCTTGAATGTGAGGGCTTATCAATGATTTATCAAGGCGTATGTCCGCAGGCGTTGGTCTTGCAACTCCGCCGCTAATAACCTCAGACGGTTGTATTAATTGGCTCATTTGTTTCGATTGGTGAATAACCTAATATTTCCCTTTTTTCATCTTGCGTCAAATTATCTTCAACCTTGATTTCACCCATAAAAGAAACGGGCAAAGTGTTTGAAATTGAGAATTGAACGTCTTTTAAGGCTGGGTTATAAAGCCCAATTTCGGCTAAATAAGGATTTATAATTTTAGATAACATCAAGTTTTGGCGTGGTTTGATAACCGTACTTTGCAAGTACTCCATTTCCTGACGTATCTGTTGATTGCTTCCAAGTTGCCCCGCGGTTGCGAAGCCTGCAAGTGACTTGCTCCATCTGTTAGCCACGACAATCGCCGAGGCTGCCAAGTTTTGCAAGTTTAAAAATTCGCCCTCGTTTTCTTTTGACGTGGGAATCCAATTTGCTTTTAATTTTTCATCCCTCAGGACTTGAACAAATAACTTATGATTATTTGCCATTCCAGTAAACTTGCTTTCTATTCCTTCAACCAATTTCTTTGCCTCAGCTGGCGTAATTGAGCCGAAAAATTGCATAATACCCGAAGGCATGAAGCCGTTTTCAAACTTACTTGTATTAAACCTTTGAATCCTGTATTCCATTTCAGCCCACATCTTCGCGCCAATCCACTCAGGCAAACCAAAGTAAAAATACCCTGCCGCGTATTGCTTAACATGGATAACGCTTCTTTGTGTTCCGTCCTCAAATTTCTTAAAGTCAGGGTACATTGGCACCTCCCTGAATCCTTCGCTTTCGTAAAATACGCCGTCGGTGGTGAGCGGCACCTCCTCCCAGTTATCGTAAATGCCAACCGATTTTATAAGCTGATCCGCTTCTGCTTTTCTAATACCAATGTTATACACGGGT